GCGATAGTTGCGGACGGTGCCACCCTCATTCGCGAGGGCGATCAGGGACACCACCTCACCGCGGGACTGCCCGACCGACCAGCCGGTAGGGCATACGTCGGCGTCGGCGGTGTTCCCGATTGTGAACCGGGAGATCGGCGAGGCGAGGCGCCACCAGTCCCGGTCCTTAAAGGTGACGATCCCGGCGGGATCGAGGAACAGGCTCCCACCTTCGGAGTCGGCGGTGATCCCGAGCTCATCGGCGTAGTTGCGGGCCATGTTGGTGGCGGCGAGCGTCACCTGCCCCACGTCGATATGACGCCGGTTCGGGGACCAGCCGACCCGGTCGAGGATCCGGTGGACGCGGGCGCCGGAGAGCTCACCGGCGCCGACCGGTGCGATCTCGAGGGGGTCATCGGCGGCGAACAGGGCGAGCGCGTCGACACAATCGAATTGGACGCCGGGTCGACCGTCGGCGAGATAGGTCGGGGTCATTTCGTCGATGTAGCCGCGGAAGATCGGCCACACTTGCCCGGCGAAGGCGCCGGCGGTGAGCGTCCCGAGGATCTGCACCGGGCGACTGATCTGCACGCCGAGGACGTTCGGCTTGAGGAGGGTGGCCCACCCGTCGGAGTTGTCGGCGACGATCTGCGCGGACCCGGTTTGAAACCGTCCGATGGTGTAGTCGACGCCGGCGGCGGTCTCCACGGTTCGGCAGTAGCAGGACACGTCGACCCATTGCGGTTCGGAGCCCGACCAGATCCCGTCGGCGGTCGAATTCCAGTGTCCGGCGCCCCATATCCCGAGGAGCGACGGCGCGAAGGTCTCACCGATCCCGAGCTCCACGCGCACATCGGCGAACGCGGACCAGCGCGGCTTGCCGGTCATGGCGCCTCAGGAACGGCGATGGCACGCGGTCCGCTCACGCGGGTGGCGCGCCGGTAGCCGGCTACCACGGCGTCGGAGATATGGGCGGGGTTGCCGAGCACGGCGGCGTTCAGGATGATCTGCACCGGCGCGGCGGCCGGCGCGGCGCGGGTCACCGGCGCCGGCGCGTGGAGTCCGACCGTCGGTGCGCTCGAGGGTGCGCTCGAGGCGGGCGCGCCCGAGGTCGACACCGAGAACCCCGAGGTGTTGAACAGACCCCCGAGGTTCAGGAGTTGCTGTAGGCCGCGGAGTTGAATGTTCACCGTCGCGGTCCGGTCGGCGGCGAGGCGATCCATCGCGAGTTTCGCGGCGGCGTAGTCGCCGCGGTCGATCAGGGCGAGGATCTCGGTCACCTTCGCCGGCGGGATGTTCCCGAGCGCTTGCGCGTACCGGATGACACCCTGCTTGGTGGCGACGGTCTGCTCATCGACCTTGCGGTAGGCGGCGATCTGGTCGACGCTGCCGCGCACGGCGGCGTCGCGCGCCTTGCCTTGCGCGTCGGTGAGCTCATCGAAATTGTCTTTCGCGTGGAGCAACGCCGATTGCTGATCGAGGGCGCCGGTCATCGCCTTATAGGCATCGTCCATCGCGGTGGCGGCGTCGGCGGCGTCGCCCATCGCGTCGCCGAGCGCGTCGACCGGCTTTTTCGCGTCATGCGCCTTCCCGGTGAAGAAACCGACCGCGTCACCGAGGAACCCGAGCGGGTTCGTCATCGACTTCAAGGCGCCGCCGAGCGGCCCGAGCTTGTTCTCGAACCCGTCGACCGCGTCGACCAGCTTCCCGTACCCTTCCACGCCGGCGGAGACGGCGTCGAGGAGCGGCGCGAACTTGGCGAGGACCCCGCCTAGTTGCCGCTCGAGGTCGCCGAGCGAGTCGGAGAGCCGATCTTGAGCGAGGCGCATTTCCTCCGCGGTCGCCGCCTCTTTCGCGGTGATCACCTGTCCGGCGGAAACCGACCGCATCGCCTTGTCGATGGCGGCGCCGCCGGTCGCCATGAGCGGGGCGAGCTCCGACCATTTCTTGCCGAACAGGGCGGCGCCGGCGGCGGCGCGCTGCGCGGGGTCACGGATCGAGTTCAATCCGTCGGCGACCGACTCCATCGTCCCGGTCACGTCGACCGAACCGTCGGCGAGCCGTTTCACGGAGCCGCCGGCGGCGGCGATCTTGTCGCCGGCGCCCGCCGCGTCGCGCTCCACGAGGAGGAGCGCCTTACTCATTCCCTCCGCCGAGATCTGGTAGTCATCGGCGACCGCGACCCACCTCGAGGCTTCATCGGTGGTGATCCCGAGCGACGCCGACATATCGACGGCGGTCTTGGCGAGGCTCGTGAACGCGCCGAGCGACTTGGCGGCGATGGTCGCCGCGGTGCCGATCCCGACCCCGGCGAGCGCGCCCGAGCTCTTGACGAGATCGAAGGCGCCGGCGAGCTTCCCCGTCGATTTCGTGGTCTGGGTCGCGGCCTGGTCAGTCTTGCCGAGCGCGGATTGGGTCTGCGCGAGCGACGAGAGACCCTTTGCTTGGGTCTCCAAGATCATGAGGAGACGGTCGGTGAACGTCGCCATGTCAGCCGCTCCGATAGGCGGCGGCGAGGTCGCCGCCTAGGTGGGAGCTCCACGCCGTCCCGAGGGTCGGGGCGACGGTCCCGGTCGCGTGCGACCAGACGTGACGCGCCCGGTAGCCGGGATGGCGGACCCGGCGAACAGGGTGCGACAAACCACCGGAGAGCACGCGACCGGACCGCGCCGTCTCCTCGTGCGGGCGGACCGGACCCTCGAGGAGATACAGCGGTCCGGTCGGCGCGATCTGCGCCTCCTCGCCGGTGACGGTGAGGCGCACACCGACCGGACCGGCGTTGCGGAGGCGGCCACCGGTGCGGGCGGCGACGATCCCGGCGAGTTCACTACGGGCCCGCCGCGCCGCGAGGTCTAGCGCCTCGCGCTGCGCGGCGGGTACCGCCCTACTGAGGGCGCCCACGGAGGCAGCGCCATCAGCAACGGTCCGGGTCATGCCGGCTGATAGGTCGGCGCGTCCTCGGTCTCATCCTGGGTCGCGGTGTCGGCGGCCACCGGCGGGGTCGTGACAATGGTCGGCTTCCCGAGGATCGGCAGTGACACGTCGGCGGTGAGCGGCGTGCCCGCCTCGCCGCCGAGCGCGCCGGCGACGACGGTGACTTGCCCGGTGACGGTGACGGTGGCGCCGCTCACGGCGATTCCCTCGAGCGTAAAGTCGACCACCTCGGCGTCATGATCGAACAGGTATTGCGACACCGAATCGACCGCGCCCCAATCCTGCAAGAGCGTGAGGTCGAGCGAGAAACTCGAGGGTGACGCGGTCTGCGAGGCGCCGACACAGAACGTGGCGGGCACGTCGACATTGTTGGCGGTCGGCGTCACGACACCGACGTTCACCTGGCACGAAAAATCGGTGTCGGTGCCGGTCGGGCCGAGGGTGAGGGTGGCGTCGGTGACGGTGATCACATTGCGCGGCATGGGAGCTCCTAACAGAAGACAGCGTCGCGAGCGACGATCAGGGTTTGGGCGGGCAGGGTGCGGTCGGAGGTCTCATAGGGTCCGGGTCGACCCTCGAGGATCGGGCGGACCGCGGGGAGGACCGTCGACACCGTCGCGAGGATCCACCGGACGGCGTCATCGTTCCCGGGCGCCGGCGCCACGACATGCACGGGGAGGAGGACGCGGACGGTGCGGGCGACCGAGATCTCGAGGGCGGGCACCCCGACCAGTACGCACGGCGGGTTGAGCCCGCGAACGTCGGTGGTGACGGTGACGGTCTCGCCGAGCGCGGCGGCGAGCTCGGCGGCCAAACCGTCGCGGATGGCGTTCAGATCAATGGTGCCGGTCATGCGACCACCGGCCGGTTCACCCCGAGGAGCCGTTTCACTTGGCTGAACGTGCCGCCCGGGTCGATGCCGGGCGGGAGCTCGGCGAACGACGAGAACCCGTCGGTGCCGCCACCCTCCCGGTAGAGCTCACCGGCGAGGAGGACCACGGCGCGCAGCACCGCGGGACCGGGGACGATCCCAGGGTCATCGACGTAGCCGGCGGTCTGGCGACGCCGATAGCACCAATCATTGGCGGCGTCGGTACAGGCGCCCACCTCCGCGAGGTCTTGCGGGGTGGCGGGAGCGATGCGGAGGAAGGCGAGCACGTCGTCCACCTCCGCCCACGTCGGGACGATCGCCACGTCAAGGGGGACGATCACGCCGGCGCCCGGGTAGAGCCCGGCGTCGGCCTCGAGGGCAGCGGGCACGTCCTCGAGGCTTTCGCCGGCCGGACCGGTCACTCGCTCGCGCTCCTCGAGCTCTTACCCGAACCGGACGAGTCGCTACCGCGGCGGCCGGCGAGCGGGGTGCTGACGAGCTTCACGAGTCCGCGAGCGTCGGTGGCGCCCATCGCCACAAACTCGAACACGGCGACATCGCGACCGAGGAGGCGCGGCACGTCGGCGGTGAGGGTCCGCATCGGGGAGCGCCACGAGCGCCACGCGTCGCGCAGACCGAGGACGGCGGTATCCGGGTCGATCGACCAATCGACGGCGAACCGGAGATCGCGCACCGTGCCGTTGGCGTCGGTGAGGTTGAACGAACCGACGGGATTCATCGGCGAATACGTCGGGAACAGGGGCCGGCCGGCGTTGTCGACGGCCTTGCCGATGGTCGCCCACACCGCGGAGCCGAGGAGGAGCACCTGAGGGAACGAGTACGTCGCGTTCCCGAGGACGAGAGCGGCGTCGATGATCGACCCGTTTATGTCGGCGGGGTCGAGCGGCGACGTGGTGGTGGCGGCGGCGAGCACGGAGGCGCCGGCCGCCATGTTGAGTTGGAGACCCATCTCACGGACGTAGAGCCGCATGAGCTCATCGAGGTAGGACGGATCCGACCGCAACAGGACTTGCATCGAAATGTCCTGCCCACCGGCGTAGGTGAGGACCGGAAACGGGGTGTCACCGATCAGCACCTTCCGCGACGGGATCTCGATTTTTTCGCCGGCGACCAGCCCCACGTCGGGACCTTGTTGCATCACGGGGACATGGAGACTCATCCCGGCGTCCGGCAGCGCCTTGCTCGAGAACAGGTCGATGGTCCCGGTCACGGTGCCCATAACGTCGATCACGTCGCGCATCCAGGCTTCGGGCATGAGTCCGGGCACGTCGCCGGTGAGCTCATCCGTCCACGCGGCTTCGATCCGGCGCGTGTAGGCGGGATCCACCTCGCCGCGAGCGGCGGCCAACGCGTAATGACCGAACGTCGGGAACCGACCGCGGGTGAGGCGAGCCGGTGAGCTCCGCCCGGCGGCGCCGGCGGTCGCCCGGCGATGCGCCTCGAGGCGGGCCTCCTCACCGTCATCGTCACCGTCGTCGGTGCCGTCATCGTCACCGTCGGGGTCGGTACCAGGCGGCGGGGTCTCGGTCTGGTCATCGGCGCGGACGCGCCTCGCGGTCATGCTCATGGTTGGTGCTCCTCTCAGGGTTGTTGGACGGGAGGCGGCGACGGACGCGACGCGCGCCTCCGCGAACCGGGGAACGATCACGCTCGAGAGCTCCACGAGCTCGGCGGAGCGGACCGAATAGTGGGAGGTCGACCGGTCGGGACCATCCGACTCCTCGGCCTCGAGAATGTCGGCGCCGATCGACACCGCGGAGCGCACCCCGTTCGTCATCTGTCGCACGGCACGGGCCACGTCGGGGTCCTCGAGCTCGGCGCGCGGAATGGTCATGGTCGCCCATAGCCCGCCGTCGCGATCCTCGAAGGCGGCGCCGAACCCGAACGGGGTCCGATGATGGTCGAGCATGAACGTGACATGCTCAGGGACGGCGGGAGCGATCGACCCCGGCTCAAACTCCACGGTGTCACCCCACCAATTGAGGGTGACGGTCCGGTTCCACGGCACGGCGAGCGCGGTGACGGTGATCGGCTTGGTCGGATCCTCGAGGGTGGCGGCGTCGGTGGCGACGAACCGGGAACCGGCGATCTCACCGGCGAACGAACGGACGGCGTCGGCGGGACGGGCGAGACGGGTCGACATGAGTGCTCCTAGCTCGAGCTCGAGGCGCCGGCCGGCGTCGGCGCCGGTTGCTCGGCGCCGGAGGCGGCGACGGGGGAGAGTTGCGCGGTGCGGAGGAACGGCTCGAGGTCGAACGCGACCGTCGTACCGTGCGGGGTGATCCGATCATCCGACAGGGTTTCGGACCAGCACCGGACGAACGGCTCGAGCGCGAAATCGAGGAGGTCGAGCCGCGCCGTCAGCGCGGTCTTGTAGGTCATCGAATCATTCGGGACGCCGACCCCGACCGCGTAGTTCGGCATATTGCAGACGCGAGCCGCTTGCGCGTCCTGATAGGCGCGACCTTCCACGAGTTGCAGCCGGCTCGGGTCGATCTGCGACTCGTGGTACTCGAGGGTTTCGTTCAGGTAGCCGATCGCGTTAGCGAGGCGGGAGAGCGCCCACCGGTCGACCAGATCTTGCGCGCCGATCGCGTCCTCAGGTTCCCCGCCG